GATCGAAAGTGGAATCGACTGAACTTGTGGACAATACCAAACAGTGATCGCTGTCCCATCTGGAATCGCTTGATCAAAGACCAATCCAGTGATCTCACCTGTTTGATAGTTGATTGTAGCTCCTCCTGCCACTAAAGGTGTTGAGGAAGCGTATTGACGGTAGTATGTCCATCCATATTGTTCATTAGTGGTATTAGCCGTTTCAAAGATCTGAATCAGGTTTCCTTGTCCATCATCTGTAACGTTTTGTGTCTCACCAATTCCATTGGCTCCTATAACGGTTGCAGAAATGAGAACATTCTGAACACGACCCTGAGGGAAATAAAGGCTAGGATTTGTTTGAGAACCTGGATCGTTGTTAAAACTTGGATTTATAGGTGAAGCGGTTGTAAATCCAGAATAGGGGCCAGTAGAGCCATCACCTATAGCGAAATTACTGAACTGTTGCCAGTTGTAATTTACACCATAGAAATTCCATGGATCTGTGAAGAGCTTGATTTCACGTTTAGCGCAATAACAAGGTTTATCAACAGTGGTGTAAAGTTGGCTATTGAAAGGATAGATTGCTTGTCCAACGTTGGTATAAAATGTGTAGATGTCTTTAAGTTTTAAAGAACGAAACTTTGCAGGCAGATCGTAAAGATAAAAACTTTGCATCTGCTGCACAATCTGAGAATCTGTCACCTGAAAAGAATTGCTTGACCCAGTCAATTTCCTAGTCTTTGCTATCGCATTTTTTAATGTAGGAAAGAGTGGAAATTGTGGCGTAAATGTCATGTTATCGGTTCGTTATCAAAGGCATCTTCAAGAGTTACAGTCGCTGTACCTGGTGGAATCCCAGAACCCACTGGGACTGCAACGGCTGGAATCTGCCCATTTGCTACATATATAAATGGAAAAAATTGTAAGCTGTCTAGAACTAATGTCACTGTGTCAGATGTGATCGCACTCACTAAAGCTTTTTTATTATTTAGCTGCGTCATACCATTAGGAGGAGGGATTCTAAACGAAATCCACTCCCCCACCTTAAAATTATGATTAGTAGTAAATGTGACCACACATGGATTGGCTTGTGTAATTGCCGAAATATACATCAAATTGGGTAGAAATTCGGTATTAAAAGGTGGCCCAAAATCTGAGGGCAAAAATACACTCACAGCACATCCATTGGGGTAAATCTAATCCTTGAAACAGTTTCAAATGTTCTAGCCGGTTTAAGGCCATTGTTTGTTGGCAAAGATAAATCATATCGACGCACTTTGCGTTTCGTATTGTTGATATGTCTGATAATTCCCATTGGTAGATCGCAAATCTCACCATGAATCAGTTTAATGATTTTTGTAGGTTCACCAGGATATATTTTGTATGAAAACTCAATCCAGCCACCTTGTGCATCTAAAAATTCGAACATGCCTTTGCGCATCTTTTCATCAGCAGCACGCATTTCTTTAACTTTTTTGTCTCTTTCAGCAGGTGGAAGAGTATTTTTTATTTTTTTAGTAATTTCTCTAACTTCCATGATTTTTCCTTTTTTTAAAGGGTAGAGACAAATTGTCCCTACCCTAAATTACTTAAGCATTAGTTACATAGTTGTAACCGTCTGCTCTCCATGCAGTCCAGAACATAGTCGCACTAGCAGCACCTACCACGTTAGTCCCCAATTGCATTACATATTGGTTTCTATTGTCGAAGGCATCTACAAGATTTGTTCCTGGAGGCGACTGTGGAATAGTCGCGCTTCCTGTCACAGTTCCAGTTCCTGTCGAAGTGATCAACGGGAGAACACCAGAACCAGCAGGCATACAAGTTGCTGGCGAGAATGAATTTACAAACGATGCTGTTGCAGGGATTGTAAATGCAGTAAAGCCAGAACTATCAATGTCTAAGGTAATTGAAGATTCTGTCGTTGTATTTGCAATGGCTACAACACGAGCTGGGCCTCTTGGCTGAGCTGCCAAATTGCTCATCTGGATCATGCCATAGCTTGTTGGGATCTGGAAATCAACCAATTGTCCAAGTGTAAAGTCATGTTTTCTAAAGAAATAGACTTTCGCTTGAGTTGCTTGGGTGATATGAGCCACGGCTTTATTTGCAGGATAGAAAAATTCAGGAATTACTTTTTTGTAATAACCAGTCGTTCCGTTCGCTGCGCAAGTCATACCAGCAGTTTTTGCTGTTGCAGCATACCCTAAAGTAATGCTTACGCCAGCACTAACGGCTGTAACTTCGTAAAGGTTTGGCCCACTAAATTGCTGCATGCTAGTAATGTTGATTAAACGAATGTAATCGCCTACGTTGATACCTGTGGTGGTACCAGTAGAAACGACCCAAGTGTTTGTTCCAGTTACAGCAGTGACTGCGACATTAGCAAACGTTGGTGGATTAGCTTGATCAATGAAGGTAAAACCTCCACTAGTACCATTTGCACCATACATATAATTCGAACCAGCAGCAGCACTAATCTGCCCTGTTTGAATATATGCACCTTGTGCAAGTGTTCTATTCCACTCTGATTGCATTTGCGCAACAGCAGTTGTTGCTGCACCCCAGTTTGTCATATCTCTTACGATAAACAAATCAGGACGATCAGGCAGAGCAATGTTTTGTGCAACAGGTGTTGCGGCATTGGTATAAGAACCAGATGCCATATATGAATATGGAAATTGACTCATAATACCTCCTTAAATACCTGTTGAGCGCAAGTTCTGGATCCAAAGGTCGTTGGTAATGCACTGGCCTTGATAGAACGACGCACCGGCTGTATGTCTTAACCATTCTATTACTTTCAGCAACAGCTTGCTTACTGACCTATTTCTAGGCGGGGAAATCGCTTCGAATTTCCCTCTACAGGTTTCCTCTGTAGTTTGGACTATCGCATCTCCTTTCGGAGTCCAAAGATTTAGTCTCTCACGCTGATAAATATATTCTATGCTCTTCTCCATGACATGCTCTGCATAACCAAACAACGTCCAATGGTTTGGTATAATCATGGTGATGAGCTTGTGGCGTACAATTGTTTTTACATTTTTCACAAAAATCCGGCTTAATAAGATGTCCAAATTTAATCGCAAGAGCCACATAGTTGTGGCATTGGATCTTTTCCAGATTTCTCTTACGATAAGCTTTGGTGTTTCTATATCCATTTTTCTTTCTTGTTTCTTTAAGCTTTTCCAATATTTTTTCTTTATTTCTTTGGTAATAAGCTCTTTGATTCTTAAGAATTTTATCTGGATTTCTTTTAGCCCATCTTTCATGCTTTGCAAGACATATTTCGGGTTTATTTTTGTAATATTCCCGACCTTTAGCCAAACGGCATACCTTACACTGTTCGGCATAACCATTTTTCCCTTTCTTGCTTTTGTAAAAACAATCATATGTTTTTTCAACTTTGCAAACAGTACATATCCTTCTATCCATAAATGACTCCTTTGATTGGAGTTATTATATACAGATGAATATATTCTGTTCAACATATTTACCTTGCGCCCTATCGCCCTAAGCAGCTAGCTCGTAGGCTTCTAAGTCAATTACTTCGGATTTTACATGCACATTTAAAGATATGTTTATGCATGGGTCGTTGTTATATCCAGGTGGCAAGTAGATAAATCTAGCTTTGCCGCCCGCTTGCCATACCACTTTATAAGCCTCTTTAGCTGTTACAAAGCAGTTTGCAATATCATTACCTAGCATCGACGCATTTGGCGAAACAGACCCTTGTTCGGAAACAAAGAATCTAACGTTGTTTACGCCACCCAATTCCACACTTAGCGTTTGGCTAATGTTTGGATATTGGAACTTCTTAACGAACTCTTCCATACCGTAAAGAGTAGGAATCATACGTGTAGTGCACATACATCCATATGCATCGCCAATTGGTGATGTACCAAATTTATTTTGAGCTTCGACGATGTTAGTGATGTACTCACCACTATTGTTTTGCAATATGGTAAATACCTCGTTCACATCTTCTACAGCCATTTCAGTTGGAATATCGCCGTTTTCACCATTTGTGCAATTGATGATAGAGGCAGATGATTCCAAATTGTCTCTTTGCAGAGCATCTTGCGTTTCACGGAGGGACTGGCCCAAACGTGCTGACGCACTATTAAGAACTGGATCCTCGTTAGTAATGGTCACCTGTCTCGTTAAAACGATATAGGTTGCATATACTCTTACGCGGCAATCGACATCAACACGGTTAAGTTGTTGTGGTGGTGGGTTGCTTTGAGCGTCATCGAGTGGAACTTCGAACAGATCAAGTCTGTCGTAGCGGCTCTGACGATCAATGAAACCCATGTTATCTGGCAACTCCACGGGAGTAGCAAACAGGTTGTGAACCAAGTTATGCTCTGGAGTTGACAGCAATTTGGCATTGTAACGCTGCTGAATTTGCGGAGGCAGCGTATTAATTCCGACTGACATGATTTTCCTTTATGAGTATTAACTCATTTCAGGAACCGAATCAGCTAAGGCAGCATATCCATTCATCTCGCGATATAAATCTTTTTTCATAGCTTCAGTTAACTGGAAAGCCGCGGCTATTGGCCGCTTATCGAAAGACATTGGCGATGGAATTGCCTTTTCAGACTTTTCTATCGCTTTTTGTGTTTCTTTTTGCCTTCTAGACTCTGGAGCTGATTGTTGGAGATTCATCGCTTTGATGTATTTATAGCTTTGAATACCGATTTTATATGGATCTTTCAAATCAGCAATCGTCTTCGCCAATTCAGGTTCCTTTTCTTCTAATAAAGATAAAGTTTCTGCATTGACGATCTCGGAAAAGTCGTTATATTGACGTTGCAATTTGTCCATGAATTGACTTTGATCTCGCTGTTGAAGAGCTTTTTCAACCTCTTTTCTAGCGATTTCTTCGGCGTACTTTTGAGCTTTTTTCTCAACTAGCTTTTCAACTTTGCCTTTTGGAATGAACTCATCTGAGCCTATTGCGTCAAATTCGTCGACTTCTTGCTTAGAAGGTGCGGAATTTGCAAGCTGGGCTTGCATCATCTGCATCTGCATATCTTCAAATTGCCTAACTCTTTTCTCAAGATCTTCATTTTTGATGCGCATCGCTTTCCAATTACGCTCGTCAGCTTCTTGTCTGGCTTTTGCTGCATCATTTATTTCAGTGACTTTCGTTTCAACCTGAGGTGCTACCTCTTGGACTTCGCTGTTTTGGTTTTCATTTTCCGTCATGAACATTCCTTTGGTTAAGTGGTTGGCTAGGCCCACGATTGACGCCATGGCGCTGGGCTAGTACGCCTTTTGTACGCCCAATTTGACAATGTTGAATAGAAATGGTATATGTCTACTAAAATATTTATACTATGTTTTGTGAGCAATGTAAAAAAGACCATCCAGACAAGGATTTTCTTCCTAAACAAACCTCTTGTTATCGCTGTGTCTATAAAAGTAAGATAAAAAGATGCAGAAAAATTGACGAATATAAATTTTGTCGTATATGCAACAGTGAGATTTTTGTTGAAAAAGATTGTAAATTTCGGCAAAGAAATGTATTCTGTTCTATTGAATGTGCAGAAATCGGACACAAAGACCAGACGATGAATCACTGGACGAAAAAGTTAAGAAGTATTGATTTACCCTACTAACTTATCTCTAGTTATACCCACTTATACTCGGAATTAGATATAACTCATGCTAAAAATTTTAGAAAGTAATTGTGACTGTGAAAAATGCTCTTTCATGTGCCATGCTCCTTGTTGTGGAACTCCTGAAGATATGCAAAAACTAATCGATGCAGGATACGCCAAAAGATTAATGTTCGATGACTTACCAGGTGGCCCAGATTGTATTAAACCCGCATTGAAAGGGTATGAAGGAATCCAATCTCCTTGGGATGTTGCTTCAAGAGAAGGCTGTACTTTTTGGAAAGACGGTAAATGTGAATTGCATTCTTTAGGACTTAAACCAATTCAAGGGAAATTATCTCACCATGCTCTCAATCGTGAAGAAAATGATCAAATTGGCCGAATAATAGATGAATCTTGGGAAGATCATAAAGGAGATGAAGTGATCAAACAATGGAAGGAAATAAATGATTATGAGGAAGATGATTGTTTCGGAATACCTCGCGGTGATTTATGGATGCCATTACCAAACCTACCAAAGGAAAGTTAATGTCTGAAAGCGAAAGACTTCAAAGATTTAAAGAAAAATACTATGACCTACAAATCGCTGAGCAAGATGATAATGAATTTAAAATGAGAATTCGCGCTCTTCTTAATCATCCTAAAATCGATAAACATTGCATGGTTGATGCATATTATTATGATTTTTCTGTAATTCCAAGAGAAATCCAAGAACGATTAAATCTTTGGAGAGACGTTTATCAAATCTTTGGCATAACAACTGAGGGAGAAATCGTGTCCAAATGGGTGGATCGATGGGATTTAGATTCTACTGAATTGCCTGAACCACCAAAGGAAAGCTAATGCGCTGGTATGACGGTAAAAAATACAAACCTAAGCATGGAACGATGATTTTTGTTTGGTATATAGGAGATCAAAAGCCTTTATTGATTAACTATTTTGCAAATCCTCAGAACTACAATGCCGACTTTAATTTTCCCATCTGGGCATATGCTTTAGATGGCTTTGATCCGGAGGAAATCTGATGAAAAACGTTAATTTTAGTATTTTGATTGGAAAAACCTTATCTAAAATTGAAGTTTGTAATGATGTAATCGATTTCTTGACAACTTGTGGTAAGCATTATCAAATGTATCATGAGCGGGATTGTTGTGAAAGTGTTCACCTTGAGGATATTTCGGGAATTCCTATTCAAGATCTTATTGGTTATCCTGTTTTGATTGCAGATGAACGAACAAATTCTGGTAAATCAGATGAGGATCCTTACTCATTTACATGGACATTTTATGAGTTGGCCACAATTAACGGTGCTGTAACCATACGTTGGTATGGAACTTCAAATGGTTATTATTCAGAAAAAGTAAGCTTTTTGGAGGTAGAATCGAGTGAAACTGTTTGATCCGGAATCCCCAGATCCTGTTCGTATTGGATCAGATTATTCGCCAAAATTAGTAACGGCAAATAGACCTTATCCACCTGGAAATGATCCATTCGAAAACATAAAGAAACGCCTTGAATGGTGTTGGTACGAAAAACAACATGGTGAAGGAAAATTTTATTATTACGATCGCGAAATAGATATTTTGGAAATAATCATAAATGCCGCTGAATGGAAGGAAGAAAAATTATGACCAGTAGTACAACCTCAACAACATTCACATGCCTTACATGTGAACAACCAGTCGTTCCGTCTTTAAAACATACATGTATACCAAAGATGCCTCAAACGGTGATGGAAGCAATCTACAACTGTAAAGTTTGCAATCCTACCGACTTCACATTCTATAAATGCAATTGTGATAAGAGAGTTCCAAAGAAACAAATTGTTGTCATTCCTCCACTCTCTTTACCTATAACACCTATTACAGAGATTGAAGAAAATACCGACGATTTTACCTCTGTTTTCAAATTCGACGATGATAATGAAATAACAGAAGCTCCTGTTCGCAGAAGAAACGCGTTATCATCTTCAGTGGATATTAATCCCGATGATCTTCCTGGTGATTTAGTAAGTAGATGTCAGGCGATTGATAAGATTTTTAGGGATGCGGAGAAGAAATGAATCCAAAATTGTATGAATGCGACAAATGCAAAGAGAACATTGGCATCATAGGGAAGTGGTTGTTCTGGGGATTGCTTCATAGATGTAAAACTTCATATTGGAAAGATTTTCATTGTCGGGAGTGTCGCTTAAATCACATAAGAAGAAATGGAATCAGTGATCAATGAAACCTGAAGATGTAAAGGAAATAGGGGATATAATTATCAAATGGTTTAAGGGAAAAAACTACGATAACAGTATAATGATGTCGTTTTTTGCTTCATCTATTGCTTCGACTTTTGCGGTTAATGGATGTGACATTCGAAGTTTAGAACAATTATTAATGTTAATCAAAGATAATTATTATGACAAATTGGAGAAGAAATGACCAAAAACGCTCTAGAAATTTTTAAGCAAAGAGCCGCAAAGAATCCTGAGCTTCAAAAAGCTTATGAAAGGGAAAGGGAAGCATATTATGCTGAATTTATCTATAAACCTCCTCAAGAAGATAAAGAATTTGTCTACACCAAATTTCCTTGGTTAGACGAGTTTTGGGTCACTCAAATACCTGAGAACCATATTCAGGACGCCACGAAAAAGGTGGATTAGATATGTGGACAAGTAATTATCCTACTTATACATTACCTGTTGCAGGCATGAAAGGCGAAAATCATGTGATGAGTTCGGAAGCACAAATATATGAGGTTAAAACAATGAAACAATGTGAAATTGAAGCTGTGGTTCCAAATCTTCAAGGATCGTTTACTAGAACTGATCTCAAAAAAATCTGTTGGTTAGACCGTGTTAATGAAAATATGAGAGGCAAAATCATAGACATCAAAAAACTTGATGGATTATGGGTTATCAACGAAATCTATGATGTTGATAGGGAAGTCTACGAAATCAATCGCGGTTGGCATGTGGGTGGGTTGTGATGGAATTTGAATTTACATACAGATTTGAAATCATTTATCAGTCAAAAAATCTCAAAGATGTATCTGATTTTATGTCGAAACTAGATCTAGGAACTGGTGAGATTGGTATATACGAAACAATCACATTCCAATATACAAAAGAAGAAAAGCCTATCTCATATTTCAAAGAATTGATAAAAAAAGCTTATGAAGAGCTTGGTTGCGTAGTCTTAAAGATAAAAGGCGGTAAAATCGAATAATGGACATTGAATGTTTTAATAGGCTGCAAGATGTTGGAAGAGCTGAGGAAATATTGCTCGAATTAACTACAGATGATTGGACTTTCAAAAATTTATATAGGAAGCATGAATATTGGGAAACACCTGATTTTGAAAAACTTGATGAATGTAGACGAAGATTAGATCATGTTCATGATAAAATAAATGTCGTTATAGATTTACTAAGAAGGGATCAAGCAGGTTGAATCAAAGGTGTCATTGATGGAGCTGGAGACGTTTCAGAAACTGATATTTGCGCTTTTGGTTTTTCTTTGTCTTTTGAGGTTAATAACTGATCACCTGAATAAAAAGGATTAGCTACCCAGTTACCAAGTTCGTTTTTCATAAAGCCAAAATGCTCTAACTGCATCATTTCCCAACGTTTAAATTTGTCTAAAGTAGCAGCATCATATAGACCGGGACAGGCTAGCATATTGAGCATATGAGCACGTTGAGGCAGCTCCCAACAGAAAAACACTTCATTAGTATATGGAATGACTTTAAAGACAAGTGTATCGGCTTCAGGATAGGGACGATATTTAGTTTTGATGAGTTTACGAACAAGCGCATTTTTCATGGCAAGGTCGCGTTTCTCATAAACTTCGATGTAAAATGGCACACCTTCAAACTCTAGTGTACCTTGTTTAATGGTATCGTTGAGATCCTCCGTCAGACTTTTACGCATTTCATAGTTCATATCACCAGTGATGATCTGCTTCTCGCCATTGAACTGAGCGTCTCGATAGATTGCACCAACGGTTTTACGGGTAGGATCTATACGGCTAATGTTATCCATATTACCTTAAAAAAATGGGGCAGCATGTTTTAGATGCGCCCCAATAACAAGCCTTCTCAGGGAAAAACTCGTTAGCGTTTTGGCTCGTGATAAGTTAGAGTCTGGCCAGATACACGATCGATATTCATTTGAATATCTCTCATAACACGCTCTGATGCCGGACAAAACTTGGACGTATACTGCTCATCCATATTGATGGGCCCTTTTTGAACAGGAACATCACGAGACTTTTGATTCTTAGACATAAAACCTCATTGTAAAGCAGCTTTACATTTATGAATAGCGGCCATTATAAGCTTGCTTTTCTATGCCTTTCGCCATTTGACCCTGATGTTTGTTCTGTCTTTCGATATAGTCCAGCGTCTTGCTAAACTGTCTTTCAGGAAAATCATTTGTTGGCTTTTGAAAGTCTTTAATATGTGGAGACATATCACCTTGATTGACTCCCTTCATCGCCATATCGCCATTTGGCATTGAACCATTTTTTTTCATAACCCACCTCGGTTGATAATTTAATTTTTACGCAACATTTGCATTACTTGCAACAGTTTCTTTTTCAGGATTGGCAGCAGGGCTTAAACTGTTGAGAATTTCTACCTGCCTCATGATATTATCAAGATCCATTCCTTGAAGTTCTTTAATTGCTTTGACTACATTGAGAAGGCTTGCTGTATCTTCTTGATGTGCACGTCTTAGTTTATCTTGCGCAACTGCTGTATCTGTCTGAATTTTGGCAACTCGTTCAGACGCTAGCCCCTCTTGTGAATGCGCATAAGCTACTTTTGTCATCATGTCGACTTCCATCTGCTTCATCTGGAGTGCTTCGACCTTTTGTTGCTGTTGCGACATGGCCTCTTGTTTCTTCATGATCTTTTCGATGATACGATCTTTATTTTGGATCGTCATTGCTTCAACAATTTCATCTAATGGAACTAGATCTGGAGAGATTTGCTGTAAGTGAAGTAGTTGAGCTAATTCTAGTTGTTGTTGAGATTCTGTTAATGGGGCTTGAACGACTTTACAGCCATATTTAAAGAAGATTTTATTATCGAATTCAGCCGTTGGCTCTTCTCCAATCACTTGTTTTACTTTGCCATATGTCCAATTCTTTTGGATGAATTCTATCTCAAGATCACCACAGAGTCTTTGCGTTTCATCTGCTTGGTCAAAGAGCCTTGTGAGATTGCGTGCAGTAGCCGCTTGGCGCATCATTGCGATGATACCAGCTTTGTCATCTACTTCCATTCCCATTGAAGCAGGATCTACACCAGAGACGCGATAGATAACGTCTTTCAGCATTTCTTCCATCTGTAGCATGACAGGTGATGGAGGAACGATTGGCATTGGCTGAACATCGTCCATCTGGAATTCTGGATCGATGCTCAAGATACGTCCATGACCAGAATTTAAGCCATCTTCTGGGGTAACAAGTGCACCTTTCTTAATCTTTAATCCCTGTTGCTGGGCATCCAATATTTCGAGATTAGATACTTTAAGGCGGTTAAATAGATATTGAGGATCGCGCAAATCGCGACAAATACCACGAAACTTATAAGCATAATAAGGAGTATCGGCAGTGAAGTAGGCCAATTGCGGCACAACAGGATAACGGTCGAGACCATAAGGATTAGGCTCATCAACGAGAACACGATCATTAAGAATGATAGATCTTCGAACAGTAGGAATTTGTTTTTTGACAACTGCGAGCTTTCCTTTGAAAGCCTGCATGATTTCTTTAAGTTGGTCTTCACTTCCTGTGAACTCTTGACATTCCTCAGTTTTCTTATCGACAAGGAATTTAGCTTCTCTATTGGTTAGATACCAATATTCATCAAAGGCGATTAAATTGGGAAATTGAATTTGGTACACTTCTGGCATGTAAAAGAACTTATCATCGCGATAAGATCCTTTCGGAAGGGATAAGATATCATCTGCATAATCTGGATAAAGCAGAGCTGCTTCATTGCGGTCAAAGAAAGTGCGTACCCACCAAAACCTGGCATCCGACATGTCATGCTTTCTAAAGTATGGATCAAACAGACAAGATTTCATGTCGATATAGCGCCATCTTGGATCTGGGCTTATGGGGTCTTGTGAATAATCGCCCCATAGATACATAAATCCAAGTCCTTGGACTAATGCGCCCAGCTCAAAAGAATCGCTAAAGGTTTGATAAAACCCTTGCTTGTGATTATGAAAGAGGCATTTTGTAAACTGGTCGGCAGTTTTTTGCATACCGCCATGAATAGGTATTACAGCTGATGACTTTCTTGAAATGCGCTGCTGTCCACTTACAGCTTGCACAATGGGATTCATGATATTGAAGTTCCAGATCTTGCGACGATAGGTTGCAACACCTGGAAAGATTAGTCCCCATACATCCTGATCGCCCATCGTAAATCGTTGGTCGACGTCTGCTTGATACCATTGGGTTTGTAAGATATTGATGCAGTCAGTATAGTTTTTTTCCATACCCTGACGCAAAGACATATTTACGGATTCTTCGGGCCAAAAGATAGGCGAATTGTTGCGCAAAATACACCTCTGAGATTATACGCATATGGTGTATGATAAGATTTATTTAACGCAAGTAGGCTGAAATGGAACCTGGAACCATCAACAAAGATGATGTTTTGGATGTAATTGATCTTTCAATAGCTATTGCTAATCAAATTAGAGAAACAATTGGTGAGAATCCAAAGTTTATATGTCTTTCAGCGATCATAAATGCATCAGTGCTATGCAGCGTTGAACAATGCGATACGATTAATGAAATACTTCTAATGAAAAATACTTTTTCAGGTGTCTTCGACGAAGCAATAAAAAAAGCTTGTGATGATCTAGATGTCTAATCTCCTATGAATTTACTGGCTTCAATACCACTTTTCTTACCACAGCTTACAGATTCAACAATAAGTTTCTTAATCATTTCGTCATCAATCACTGCATTATTTTTATTAAGATATAACAAAGAAACACTATAACTAATCATGGCGCTACATAAAACATCTAAGCTAACATTTTCGTTGACAGCATCACAAAGATTAGATATTTCTTGAAGCACATAGTCCCATTCATCATTAATCTTTAAACCTTTCTTTAAAATTTCAGCTTCTCTTGATTTTTCTTTCCCGATTTTTGAGGAACAACGTAAACAATATTTTTGGTTGATGGTTTTACGAATGATCTCCTCATTGCAACTTTCGCATTTCATCATTTGCTTTTTGCCCATATGCCTCTTGGTTTTAAAATATTCTTAAGTGATTTTGCATTCTTACGAGTCATAGAAAAATAAAGAGTTTCGCGCATCTTGAAAAACGTTTCAGGATCTTCATAGTATTTCTTTTCATTCTTCTCTAACCACTCGTTAGCTTCATCAGGATCATCAAATGTAAGGTAAAAGCTTGGCATGCCTTTTTTACGTAAAGATACCTTCCATGTACTTCTACCAGATGGATGTTTTCTTTCTTGAATACAGCCCATAAATCCCCTTGTGCCTATTGGGCCTATTGTGCTATACTCATGAATAAATTGCAAAGGTGAAATTTATGGAATGGATTCATACTCTTTCTATCATTACAACAGTTGTAGTGTCGGCCTATTATCTTCACAGAGACATCCGTGAAGATATGAAAACACAGGCAGCTAGAACTGATAAGCTATATGAAATGTTTATCGATTTGCTTAAAGAAAAAAGGTCTTAATATGGAATGGATTAGAAAACACACAGATACAGTAATTATCTTGACTGCTTTTGCAAGTTCTGTCCTATGGATGAATGGTGAATTTAATGAGCTTAAGAAAGATATGGCTATCATTAAGACAGTTCTCATAATGAAAAACATTATGCCTTCTGAATTAGCACAGAAAGATTAATTTTATGGAAAAAACGAAGCTTCGGCCTGGAGCAGTGGTACAACTAAATCCTGAGCATAAGTTTGGTGGAATGCTGCTTGTTGTTAAAGAACCAAAGGCATTTGGTTGTCAAGGTTATCTTTTATCACCATATAATTTTGAAGCCGTGAGATTCAAGGGTAAAGCATTTATACGAGTTAAATGGGAAGAAATGGAATATGTAGGGACATTGCATTGGATTGAAGATAACCAAGATACGGAGCTTCAAGATGAGTAAAATTCATTTCATTGAGTTTAATCAAAATGATGTTCTGACTACGCTTATATTAGACTTAGATAAGGTACACCTAATTGAACGCAAAAATAATGTGATATATATATTCACACCTGAAAAAGTAACCACGTTGGAATTTGAAACAATCGACGCAGCCACATTCGTATGCGTGAGTCTTTTTGATTATTGGAAATATGGAAATGCTCCCCCGCCAATATTGCCAGATAGATTTGATAATAACTGAATGTAAAGCGGCTTTACATGAAGGAAGTTTATGACTACACCACAAAATCTTCTATACAGACTTAGCGAAGACGTAAGAAATCTCCAAAGGCTTTTCGAACCTAAGGAAGAAGATTCTATATTTGAGCAAGTAAAACAAATTGAATTACAACTGAATGATCTGATTGTTTCTCATCAAAGAATAGAGAACCTTTTGAATTTGATTGCTAAAGTTATGATTAAGGAAAATGATCCTACCAATTATGTTCCAAAATAACGATTCACAGCCTTTAGATCATTTTCTACGCTTCCATGCGTCACTGCTTCCATACCTTTTAAACCAACAGCTAAATAACGAAAAGAATCGCTACAGTGCGAATGCTCATCATGAAGTGGGGTGTTCTTGTAACAACCAAGACGATCATCCCAGACTTTCTTATAAGCCTCTAAATGACGAATTCCTTTAGAACACTTCTCCTCATCAAATAGACAGCGGCCTAAAATGCTACGAACTGTCTGGATGCCTACAAGCTTATCACAATCTTTGATGTCTAAGACAATGAATTTGCCGGCAAGTAGTGGTTTCACATGATCGATGTATGTTGTTTTGACTTTGTCTCGTTGTAAGGCGTCATGTGGAAATACATGACTTCCAAAACGATATTTGCGAGCGTTTAGCCAATCGCAATAGTGTTGAGGTGCTTCATCCCAGTTCTCATAAAAGTTAATGATTCTAATCTCTCCCCCTCTGGCTATTTGGAAACACCAGATGGAAGTATAATCATCAAGGCCGATATCCCAAGAAGTATGAACTGGCAAGCTATCATCATAGGGTACTTTACAGACTCCTCCATTAGCACGAAGTTTGGCTATCTGGGCACCATAATACAGACCTTCATTAGCTGATTCAAATGCTTCTTTTGGGGTGCTTGGGTATTCCTGCTTCATCATTTCAGGCCCTAACATTTTAAGCTTCATCTCATACCAACGCCTCTGTTCTTCATCAATTTTTCTTTGCCTTTCAATTTCTATACGATCCAGATATTCATTAGTTTCTTTAGAAACTATAAGATTAGGCTCGGGAAACGTCATATCCATGTTCCTTATATATAGATTAAAGCCTATATGTTTCTTCTTCATACCATGGAAAGAAAAAGAAACGCATCTCCATCTTTGTTAATGGTTTTCCGCTTTCTCGGAGTGCTTCGGCGTTTTTGCAGAAGTCATAGAAGTACCCTTCCCTTCCCTCAGCAGTAGACTCGATTGCAATGATTTGATCAGTAGAGACAGTATTAAGAGATCCTGTGACAATCTCTTTTGCAACATCTGGAGATTTTGCACAGATCTTTCCAAATTCAGATACGAGTAGTCTTTGATATGTGCCTGATCTAAAGCCAGTAGATACTCGATATGAGCTGCCGTTTTCGAAAGCAAGTTCTCCAGATCTATCGTTTGTTGCGCTGTTGAATGTTCGTGTCCATTTTGGCATTCTGTCATATGCGAACTTTACCTTTTTCTTGAAGATGTCTTCAGCATCTTCTTTTCTATGGGCGATGATACCAGCAGATAGGTTGGGATACCAGAAGCAATCATCTAAGAAGTTGATAGCAAAGTAAGTGGTGACACCTAGCTGCCTGGCTTTAAGAACAAGCATCTGGTGCCATTCTTTATGGTACAGATCTTTCTGTGCCCAATTTAGATTAAAGAGCACTTCATTGCCATTCTTATCAGTGATATAGTACAGATTGGTAAGACGCCAGTGCTTATCACTTAGCTGTTCTTGAGTGGGGATATAGGTAGCATCTATGACAGAGATTTTCTGCAACGGTTGATCTCATCTAAGACTTTTTGTTTTTCTTCTTCTTGAGCTTTTGCATCTGCTTTTAAGTTAGCAGCTCTGCGAACGGCTTCCGCATCTGCATCAGCATCTTCGGATTCTTTGAGGTCACCAAAATAAACTCTTTGCCATCGTTGTGAGATTCCATCTCTTACATTTGAGTTCTTATCAACGTACTTTAATCCTACAATTTTAAGGGCTTGCTCGTAATAGGGAAGAAAGCATGGGATTTGAATAAATGCTTTCCATTCTTTATAAGTAAACCCTTTTAGTATGGTATACCACTCACAAAGATGTAAAATAGTTTTTTTATTCTTGGTCACATAATCTACCATTTCTTGACCAAGTTCAATCATTTCTTCATTTGAAAATGATGTAGTTCTTGGACGACCCGTCATGCAACCTCTAAGTGAATTTTGATTTGTATTTCGTTAGGCTGAATCTTTAAGTTTTGTTTAGCAGCTTCAATACATTCCATGATAGTTGGATCTTCTGGGCTTATGGTATATTGGTCATAGAGTAGGAATTTCTGCCTATATGTGGATTCATCATCCTTAAGTATAACTGTGAGTTCTGAAGCTATTTCCATAATTTGAGGCTATGGAATAAAATTATATTTAGTCAATCTTTGCTAAGATATTGGATTCTTCACAGACGATATATTTTTGTTCATCGTTGTTGATTTCGATGCCGATGTATTTATCGAGATAGACGATTTGTCCGGGTAGAACTTTGGTAACTTCATCGCCAATTTCTCTAATGATATAACGAAGTGGTTTTTGATTTGGTACGATGATGAAGTTGGAGGTTTCTGGAGTGGGTTCTGGTTGAACGAGGATTTTTTTTCCGATAGGTGTTAGCATGATTTTCCTTTGGTTTAATTTTGTATGTTGTTACATAGGTGACGAATGCGATCAATGTAGGTGATGACCTGTTAGGGTAATGTCGTCCTTTAAGGTATGGTCGTAGGTTCGATGCCTACCGCATTCTATTTCACTATCTTTATTTTGATTCCGTATAGCTCTTCCACCTGGTCAATTTTAAGTTGAGACATTGGTGTCATGAATCCTTTAACATCGATGTATTCAACATCAGCCCATCCAGCTTCTTGTCCTTTTGGAATGGTAAAAGTCATAAAGTCTACTAAATATTTTTTGTTTCCAGGTAAACGAAATGGCACTTGCATTAAGAAAAATGCAATGACTCCATTTTTTTGATCATTAACAAGTTTATCGAAGTAGGCGGCTTCGCGTTTGGAGTGGAAGGTAAGTTCTTTTCTTTTGGTGCGGCAGGCGCCATATTTGGACTTAGGCTTACGAGCAATAAATTGAGCTGCTGTCATTTTTTGCATTTAAGTATTCCATTAGGTAAAGCTCGACTTGAAGATCGAATTTTTGATGTTTATCGGCTTGTTTATATTCTTTGGAGTTGGTCAATTGCTTTTGTTTTTGGATGAAAGGGGTAAATTCCGTTTTCTGCATTAGAAGCCCATGGTTGATCTGTTATGTTTGGTTAAGGTGATTCCACGTTTTTGAATTTTTAATCGCAAGAAGGCCGGTTTCTGTTTGAATTTGACCTATTCAAAATGGAACTTCATCATCGCTTTTGGTAAATTCAGCTTTTGGGGCAATTGTCTTTGGAAGATGCTCCCATCCCCGAGTTTCCAAAAAATGCATAATATCCTCATTCAAAAAATTATCGCTTGGAATGAAAGATTTTAATTTAACCGACGCGCCATTCTTTTTTACGTTAGTCTGCATGATCGTCCAAAACTTACCACCATTTTGGATTTGCTTTCGGAGATAACAAATGCGATATTTGCCTTCAAAACATACTGTTACAGCTTCTTTTGTAAATTCATCTTCTGGAAATTCTTCATGTGATACGAATTCAAAGTTCATTTTGTCTCCACTTTTTCTTTAATAAATTCCGTAGCTTTTGCTTTGATATTTTGTTTTAGCTTTCTTGTTTTTTCACTATTTGTAAATGAAATTAATGGAAAAAAAACCACTCTATTTTGCTCATCGTCCCAATTTCGTAAATGTGGCATTTCGCACCACCATCCTTGACCAGATTTCATCATCCGAATACCTCGTAAATCAAGATCTAAATCTGGAAAATAAATGTGAAGAGACCAACCTTGCGATTTGGATTTTCCATCAAATTTAATCGGGTAAGCTTCTATAATTTCAAAATCCATTTTAACACTCCGTATTTTTATTGATAGTCTTTTTTTAATTCTAAAAATTCATGCTGTTCAAAAACTTTTTTCTTAAGGAACTGATCAGGATTATTAATATCCGTTTTCCTCGCAGGTGGAAGATTGTAAAATTCATTGAGAACATCTACGCAAGCTTGTGGGTAAAGATTGTAATTTTTAGTGATAGCTCTAGGAGAGAAAGGAAGTTTTTTTTCTTCGCAAAACTTAACAAGCTGAATAGATTTCTTTTTGATCTGCTCCTCCTTCTCCTTTTTCTTCGGAACCAAAGGAGGAGAAGAAGATTTAGTAGTTATTATCTTATAGTTAACTTCGTGGCCCTCTGTTGGCCCTCTGTTGGCCCTCTGTTGGCCTTTGTGTTGGCCCTCGTTTTTTAAAAAACGCTCCTTAACCCATATGTAGCAGGTAAATTTGTTGGCCTTTGTGTTGGCCGTTTTTTTTAATAATCCTTCCTTCTGCATTCTGTCTGCTATTCCGCGAAATTGTTTTTCAGTCAAAAAACATTCCTTGTGACTTGAAAGTCTGCCGGCCACAAATTCAAAAGGCTCTAATATATATTCTTTATTTTGAATAACTACTTTATGACTAACATTTTGACATCTTGCAAAAGCCCAATGAATAAATTTAAAAGCATTTTCATTCTCAAACCATCCGGCTTTTCGAAAATAAGAAGGAACTGGAGTGTCGAAATAATAAGGAATTTCAGACATAGCATCTCACAAAAGAATTGCGAATTTTTCTCTTGGATGCTATAGTAAGATCATCAAAAATAGTTCTATAGCATCTTAGTGAAACGCCTCGACGACCAATCGGGGCGTTTTCGTTTCGTAGCTTATACGATGAAATCCATTCATTACAATACAGATCTTCCCAGAGCATGAAATTGCCTTTCTAGAGTGTTTAAAGGCTATTCAGGGATTCCAGATAAGTCGATAAAGTATTCCAGTTCGTCTTCGGTAAATTCGATCAAATGAAGAGATGAAAGTGGTAAAAGAAGGTTTCTAAATAAGGTGGGAGTGACTAAGAAATCCTTTCGGATATCTGGTTTACAAATGGAAAGAGACTTCTTTTTTTTCCATTTCTGCCAGAGTTGAACGTAAAGCAAAGCGCTCTTTGGGCATGTTTTAAGGACACGTAAGAAGTATTTTATAGGGGGGAAGTCTTGATAATCTTTCATCTTTCCTCAAAAATTATTGTTTTTTTTCATGGGGAAAGTGTATGATAATCCGTGGCAAATATCACTTTCCTCAAGTCGATGTTTCATTTGGACACCAACCGCAAATTGGTGTCCTACTTTTTTAGTTTCAAACAATAATTATTTTCAAGATATTTTTGGTGCCCTCTAGGAAAGCTTTTTTTGTGTAAATTAATTTTATTTCTTTATAGGATGAAATAAAGGTGATTTATGTACGAAGTGTGGAAAGAGCTCTGGTTTGCCATGAAATATTTCCCTGAATTTCGCTATTTTGTGATCTTCGTTGTCGTTTGCGTCTTATTCTTTATATTCGCATTGGTTTCTTGCATGTTCTGATCTACCCAATCGTAGAGTGTGATGGCTCCTTTAGTGTATTTCTCTATTTCATAGGCAACTTTTAGTGATGGCATGAGTCCACTTCTTAATATCTGATGCAATGTCGATGTACTGATGCCAATTTTAAGAGCGATTCCGCGTTGTTTCTTGTCGTTATTTTGCACCCATTCAGCGAATTTATTCATGCTTTTCACCTTTTTGTTTTTTCTTGTTTGACAAAAATCCGTAATTCCGATACATTGAGGAGTATACAAGCTGAATCATAAAAAAATCAAGGAGTTTGAAAATGAGTGCAATGACTGAAGCGATCAAGAATTTGGAAACCACAACACATGTGTTGGACAAATTCGTTAACGATCCAAAGAATTATAATACCGTCTATTCCCACTATCTTGAGCAGATGAGTTGGGAGATGGTTAGACAAGCTAATGAGCTTAAAGAGATCCAAAGTTTCTACGGTGAGGATTACTAATGAACCGCCTGCTAATCCAAAACGTTGGTGATGAGGTGTACGATTTGATCGAACAGTTGTACAACACAAAGAATGCTATCAATGAAGAGCGCATCGACAAAATAGCGCGATCTTTATGCAATTCTTTTGCAATTGATACAGAGATACTTGAAGGAGGTCTTTGTGTCAGACATGTATGCGATAAAAGGTAGGAAGAGAGTGGCTAGACTCTCTTCCCCAAACACAAAATACGGAATGCGTTTTAATATTACCAAATAAGGAATTAAATATGAATCAATCAGAAAATATTAATGAGTTAGCTGCAGCTTTGTCTAAAGCTCAAGGAGAAATGCAAGCTGCGATTAAGGACTGTGTCAATCCATTTTACAAGTCTAAATATGCGGATTTGGGTTCTGTATGGGATGCCGCTCGGCCAGTATTGGCGAAAAATGGTCTCTGTGTTATGCAGACAACAGAGATGGTAGGTGAAAGAATCGCATTGGTGACGACATTGGCACATTCAAGCGGTCAATGGATGAAATCCTATTTGCCATTGAATCCATCTAAAAACGATAGCCAAGGAATGGGAGCTGCTATTACCTATAGTAGAAGGTTTTCCCTTTCCGCATTAGTTGGTGTCGTTTGTGATGATGATGATGATGGAGAGACAGCAGTTGGAAGAGGTAAGACTAAAGCCCCTGAGAAGTTAGGGAATACTGAGATCATTATGTTGAACTCTTTGATCAAAGAATTGGATAAGGACAGCCATGTGTCTTTTTATGCGTGGATAAAAAAGGCGTTTGACGCATCTGATTTATCCGACATTCCCAAAGCTGCATTTGATAACTGCTTGAACTCTATCAATGCCAAAATCAAATACATTAAGAACAACAAACAAGAAACGGCGGTGGCGTGATGATGGTAAATAGGAGGGCTAAAGATGAAAAAAGTTAATGTCGATCAAGGGTCTAAGGAATGGTTAGACTGGAGACGCACTGTCATCACAGGAACGGATTGCCCATCTATTATGGGCACTTCCAAATATCAAACAGCGTATAAATGCTGGCAGAGAAAGTTAGGTCTTGTGGAAGAGCAGTATTGCAATGCAGCAATGGCCAGAGGTAAAAAGCTAGAGCCAGTAGCAAGAGATGCTTTCATAAAAGAAACTGGCATTAATATGACACCAGTCGTTGTCGAAAGCACAGAATATGATTTCTTGGGAGCTTCATTAGATGGACTTTCTGAATGTAGCCAAGCTTTACTAGAGATCAAATGCGGCAATGAGAAGCTGCATAACATGGCTAAAGAGGGCCACTTACCAAACTACTACATGGATCAGATCCAACATCAGCTTTTGGTAACGGATAGAGACCTCTGCTATTACTATAGCTTCAATGGCAAAGAAGGAGCCGTTGTTGAAGTTAAAAAAGATCCTGAATTCAAAGATAGGTTTTTGCCAAAAGCTAAAGCCTTTTGGAAAGGAATCGTTTACTTTGAACCCCCTTCATTGACAATGGAAGACTTTTGCAATATGAATGACAATTTGGATTGGCAAAAGTATGCGAAGATGTATCAAGAAATTGATGCTTCAACAAAAGCTTTGGAAGATAAAAAAGATTACCTACGAAAGAAAATCATCGAACTTTGTGCGGATAACAGCAGTTATGGTGCGGGCATTAAAGCCATGAAGACAACTGTTAAAGGGCGCATTGCTTATGATGAAATTCCAGAGATAAAAGGTGTTGATCTTGAACAATATAGAAAAGAATCTTCCAGTTGTTGGAAAATATTAATTGAGAAATAGATGAAATTTGAATATACATGGCAAAAAGGAGTTAATATGAAATGGTTTCTTTTTGCCATGCTTTTTGCAGCGGCTGCTTATTTTTGCTTTTCATGCACATACAGCGTTAATCTTGTTCACACAGAAGGATCTGCCGAAGACGTGGTAGATGACACACAAGATCCTAACTTTTCGCCTACGTTAGACTTGCCGATTAAGCCGTTGTAATTCGCATCACATTTTTTCTTGGCTTGTAATCACGATCCATGATGCTGCAATTGATACATGTCGTGTCTTTGTATTTGTATGTTAGTCCACCCTGTTCATGAATATGGCTACAGATGAAATATTTTGGATTGACACGGTCGATAGCTTTCTTCAATTCAACACTTCCACATTGATGGCCTGCATCATTTTTATCTAAAATACCATGAAAAGGAGTGTGTGAAATTATAACATCAACATCGTCAGGTATGTGTTGGTAGTGTTTTTTTAGATAGATTTCATCACCTGTGAAAGCTGCACATAATGGGTTGATGTCTTCAAACCACAATGAATGTGGTGACCCCCAAAACTTTAGACCAAGATATTCGTAAGCTCGATCTTGCAAATATGTTGAAGACATCCAAATAGGAGGAATTAAAATGTCTTCCTGAAAGCAATGCATTGTGCTATCAATGTAGCTTTCTAAAAGAGTGTCGTGATTTCCACCAATAACCATTGTTTTATGGTATGGCTGTCTGCATAACCAATGATTGAATTCAGTATACTCTTTGAATGTATCGTGAGCAGTGATATCACCTGTCACAATGAGAAGATCACCACCTTCTAATTTAGGATAGTGACCATGTAGACAGCCTATAAAATCAATGATCATAAAAAAAACCCCATGCTAACGAATTAGCATAGGGAAAAACATAGCACTCTAAACTACTTTTTTCAAAAACTATTTTTTCTTAGCTTTTTTCTTCTTCTCTGCTTTTTTCTCTACTTTCTTGTCCACTTTGATCACCTTATTGATTGTTTTGTCTAACGCTTTTTTTTCTTTTTTGAGTACTTTATCCACGATAATTCCTTGTTTGATTTTATCCCAGAATTGGGATATTTTTTCTTTGATCTTGTTAATCATTTAGACTTCTTTTTTTTAGCTAAACCGGCTTCAGACATAGCTATGGCCTTCATCTGAGAAGGTTTTGTAACAACTGGCCCTTTCTTTGAACCACTGTGAAGTTTTCCTGAATAGCCCTCACGCATTACCTTGGACACCTTTTTTTGGGCAGCCGATTTCATCTTCATAATTACCTCATGCTTTAACATAATGTTGTATCGGTTAGAAGATTATCTATGCAAGAATATATTTTACTTATTGCGCAAAAAAGATATGAAAAAAATGTCAGCGATAAATTCTAAAAAGTCATAAGGATTTAAATAAGAGACCACAATCCAAAGAAAACTCTTCACTTCACACTGTTACCTATTGCTTAGACCCACTTTCTCTTAGAGTTCTATTTTTGTAATCTGGTTGGCTAAAAACAAGCTCTGCAAACGCATCTGCATTTGTTATTTAATTGATTTAAGACTCTACAAGCCCGTATAGACTGAATTTAACCAACTCTTGTTGCTGATATGCGACCCGATCCAGTAGAGGATCCAGTACTAAAAGCTGATAACCCTACTAAATAATATGTAGTTGTACCTGATAAAGTTACTCTAAAACCAGAAATACCAATAGAAAACGTTCCACTTCCTACGGTAGCAAAATTGTTTTGAACATAGCTATCTCCAATAACTGTACCAGTAAATGAATCAGTAGTGGTTCCGATACCGCCTGCAATTGCCGTAGAATTACCCGTAGTCACAGTATATACAATACCGCAAATGTCCCATACTCCAGCAGTTACGCTAATCGATGTGACAGTTTTTGGAGTAGTATTCGCAAAAACTATCCCCGTTGCGTAGCCTCTAATCTGTTCACCAATAAAACCGGCTGGTGGAGCGGTATTAGTGTTATTTCCCTTCATTTGCATGCCAGTAGTTTGACGTACAAAGTTAGTCGTATCAATAGATGGAACACCGCTTGCATCAGTTGTTAATACTCCAGAATTAGCAGTCGCTAATGCACTCATTACGTTTGCTGACGATGCATAAAGAAGTGTACTTACAGCATTCGTATTAGGATAAGTACTCGTCGTAGCAGTCCAGTTAGTGCCATCAGCTCTCAATAGTGTACCGGTTCCTGTAGCTGTTGCAGGAAATGTAGCTGTAGAATAAACAGGATCGGCAGAAGCACCACCACTTTGAAGAACTTGGCCAACGCTTCCCGCAGCGAGTTGAGTAATAGCACTTGTTCCTGCTCCGACTAATACGCCATGATTCGTAAGAGTTGTCTGGCCTGTTCCCCCACCAGCTACTACTGCAGTTCCAAAGACTGGCTGTGCTGAAGCTCCCTGTGAAATAACAGGCACTCCAGACGTCGCAGAAGGTGCTACGTTATTCAGTAGATTGCTTGCACCGCCTGTCTGAATGCTATACTGAGATATCTGTTGATTCGAAGGATTGATTGTTGCCATGTTTTATCCTAAATATTTTTCTTTTTTATCCCTTTATTCCAGGATTTTTTACCTTTAAGAGATTTACTTAAATTTTCACACCATTCTTTCGATCTAGGTAATCCTTTATTCCATCCTGCAGGTATGCAACCATCTTCTTTTTTATGACATGATTTGCAAAGTGTAATTCCATTTTCTAAATCGAATCGTTTCTCAACACTTTCTTTCCAAGGGATAATATGATGAGCATGTAAATTTTCTTTCGTTCCACATTTTTTACATTGACCATCTCTTTCTTTAATTAATTTTCTCCATTCAAGGTGTTTTCCACCATTTCTACAATTGCTATAAGCTATTTGTCGTCTTCTTAATGCTGCGGATATATTTTTTCTAGCTTCATCAGAAAGTTTTACGCCTTTTTTCTTTAGACTTATTATTTTCTTAGTTTCTTCTGAATGTTTCTTCCCAATTCTTGGATTATATTTTCCGCTTGCATAAAGTTCTTTAAGAATTTGAGAGTGTTTAGGTTTTTTCTCTCCTTTAACAAATCTTCCTGTATTTGGTTTTCCTGTTCTATATTGAGATGAATAACATAATTTACAAGTATGGGAAAACCAAATTTGCCTTTTTCTAAATTTCTCTAATTCTTTTTCTTCACCACATTTAACACATTTTCTAAGCATATGATACCTCATTTATTATGAGTATATCATAACCGTCCATTTACCATCAAATGAGAGTCCAGTTTCCGACGTATGCCTCCGCTCTCCAAACTGATGACGCCCCACCCGTTATACATCTTAGAATAATGCAATCCCCTGCATTTGTCGCAGTAGCAGTTCCCCCAGGACCGATAGATCCAGAGGCTGCACCAATTAAAATCTGTTGGTTGGCATTTGGCGTAATCGTTGATATTCCTGCTTTGCCTGTGATAATGATTTGATCCCAGAATGTAGCTGTTGCAGGAAGCGTATAAACAACACCACCTCCACGATCTGTAACATAACCTTGTCCAACGGCTAATTGTTGAGTTGCACTTGTAACATCATTACCAGAACTTACAATACTTGTAGTGACGCCAAGCTGGCCGGTAGAGGAATTGATTGTGACTAGTTGAGCGTTAGAGTTGGTGACCCCGATTATACCAGCGATGTAACATGTGTTTTGTTGACCGGAACTGGACCCTTGAGTACCTATACGAATAACTTTAGAATCCGATACAACACCATTATTACTGATGCAAATGTTATCTGATTCAGATGAGGTATAAGTAAGACCGGCAAATTTACCTAATAGTGTATTACCACTTCCTGTAAGGAGAAATTGACCTGCTGAATATCCAAAAAAACTATTGGATCCAGCTAACGTTAATAAATTGCCTGTGTTAACTCCAACAGCGGTGTTATATAGAGCACCATTAACAGAGGCTAAACTTAGAACACCTATCCCCACATTAAAATTACCAGTAAAACCTGGAGTTCCAGCTGCTCTTCCTAAATAGAGATTATCTCCACTTGGGTCTGTAAAAGTAAGAGTTGAAACTGTTCCTGAATTTGTAAACTTTACATTTGCTCCAGCACCATTTGCGGCATTGTTAGCATAGATCGTGACGATAGGCCCCGTGATCGAGCCGGTATCACCGTTGATCGTCTGGATGATTCCACCGCCTCCCGCAAATCTTCCGGCTTGTCCTGACTGGCTCATTTAAAACCCCCTAGCGTATATGCCTTCGATATAAACATCTCCCGCCGTAGGGGCTGTTATATATTTGATGTAAAATTGAGTGTTTATAGCTAATTGAAGCGCACTAGAAACAGTTTCATTAGGGCCATTAACTGCAAGATCATAAAGAGTAAACCCACCGGCAGGGACAAAGAGATTGTTAGTCGTGCCATTAGCACTAAACATCATGTCCCCATCGGTGTTATTCGTTATCTTGAAGATACGCCAATTATGGGTTAACGCTGATCCTAAAGCAGTATATGAAGCTGTTATAGAAGCAAATCCTACACTCAAAATTGCATCAAATTTAGCTTGGGTCATCAAAACTCCTAATGTGCACACTCAGAGGCACAGGGTTCAACTACAGGTTCTTTTGGTTTTTGTTCTTCCATAGCTTTTTGCTGAGCTAAAGCAGCATCTTCAGCCTGTCCTAAATATTTCAGGAAAGCTAAACACATTTCTTTAGCTGCTGGAAATGGTGTATCATTATCTAGTGTGAAACAACCTTCATGTCCATCGACTACGAATTTCATTTGTGCGGCTAATTTAATCATTTTAATCCTCATGGTTATCAAGTTTAAGAACGTTAACGCATATTAATCATTCTAATATTTATTGATAACCATTTTGTTTTTTAAATTACTATGTAGGACGCACAATAAAGTAAGCAAATGAGCTTACATCGCCAGTCTGTGTAGATCCTGGAGTTCCAAGGATTACAGAAGTTACCGTAAAGCTTGCACCGTTGCTGATAGTATAAGTAAATTCACCAAGCGTTGTAGATGCATTCACAGCAGTTCTACAGATGATAATTACATCACCTGTGGCAATGTTTGTGTTAGCAATCGTTACAGTACCGGCAGTCAATACACTTGTACCAATGAAGTCAGTTGCTGCACCGCCGTTAACCATGAGCGTCTTGGCAACTGTTGCAATCGACAAGTGACCACCAGTGATGTTGACGTTACCAGAGCCTGAGTTGATCGTAGTAGTTGATGTACTGTTTGTAGAACCCAACGATACAGTTTTAGCTGCACCACCACCACCAATTGCAATGGTTGTAGCTGCTGCATCTCCTGAAATGGTAATAGCACCTGTGCCAGTAGCCAAAGTAAAGATACCGTTTGTGGTAGTATGTGTTGTACCACCAGTTCCGGTGTTTACGTTGACGGCGGTAGCACCTGTAACGTTACCCATGGTGATAGTTTTAGCAGCTGCATCTGCACCAATATTGATAGCGCCTGTACCAGTGACCAAGCTCCATGACCCGTTAGTGGTTGTCCAGAGGTTAGCACCAGAACCAGAGTTATGAACAATGTTCGTAGCTCCAGTAATATTACCGATCGTGATTGTATGAGCAGCGGCGTCAGCGCCGATGTTGATAGCGCCTGTTCCAGTAACTAAAGAGAATGCACCGTTTGTGGTTGTATAAGTTGATCCACCTGTACCAGTATTGATATTAACAGCTGTAGCTCCTGTTACGTTACCCACGGTGATCGTTTTAGCAATCGCGGTACCAATGTTAATTGCGCCTGTACCAGAATCAACAACAACACTCGTAGCACCTGTTTGGTTACCAATCGTAATAGTTTTAGCAGCTGCATCCGCACCGATGTTGATAGCGCCTGTACCTGTAACAAAGGCCAGCGTAGCATTCGTTGTAGTATAAGTAGAACCGCCTGAACCAGTGTTGATATTAACAGCGGTAGCTCCGGTCACGTTACCTACAGTGATGGTTTTTGCTGCGGCATCGGTACCAACGTTAATAGCTCCTGTGCCAGTAACAAATGCAAGCGTTGCGTTTGTAGTAGTATAGGTAGAACCACCTGTACCTGTATTTACGTTGACAGCGGTAGCTCCCGTTACGTTACCGATAGTCACTGTATGAGCTGCGGCATCGGCACCAATTTGAATAGCACCTGTACCTGAACGTAAGGCCAAAGTAGCATTAGTAGTCGTCCAGATAGAGCCACCTGTACCAGCGTTAACGTTAACGGCGGTAGCTCCCGTTACGTTACCTATGGTAATTGTTTTAGCAATTGCAGTACCGATGTTGATTGCACCAGTTCCTGAATCAATTGTAACTTGGGTTGCGCCTGTTTGGTTACCGATAGCAATTGGTTGAGCAATTGCGTTGACACCGACGTTAATACCTGCTGTGCCACCATTGAGAACGATTTGAGTGGCGCCAGTTGAATTACCAACAGTAATTACGCGAGCTGCTGCGCCAGTACCTACGTTGATATTTTGGCCTACAGCATCATTACCAATTGAGATCACACCACCAGATGAATTTAATTCGAGTACGCCAGCACTATCTATTAAGACTGTGTCAGCAGAATTTAAAATGATATCTCCGGCGCCTGTAGAAGTAACTGTAAAGCTTCCTGTACCGGTATTTACAGCAACTGCGGTAGCTCCCGTTACGTTACCTATGGTAATTGTTCTAGCCCCTGCTCCCGTACCAATATTAACAGCGCCTGTGGATGCATCTGAAGCCAAGTTAAGAGCGGTAGCACCTGTAGTAATTGTTGCACTAGCATCACCGGTGATCAGTCCTGTAAAGTGTCCTGTAGTACCAGTTACCGCGGTAAATGTAGCAGCAGCTGGAGTTGTACCACCGATTACAGGGGGAGCTGCAAAGACTGCGGCTAAGTTAGATGGTTGTACTGCAAGTGCAGTAACGCCTGGCACAGTTGCTGTTCCTGCTACTGCTTGAGCATCTGTAGCTAAATTGGTAATGCCTGTGACAGTTGTTTGAGCGATGTTAGCACCAGCTAATACTACGGACTGAACGTATGTATAAACATCATTAGCTTTTGGCACATATGCACCAGATGGAGCGTTACCAGCGGCTAATTGAGCATAGGTTGAAAGGTAGACAATACCTGAAACTGTCGTCGTGGCATCTGCGTTACCACCTTGTTGCCATGTACCTGCTGGTTTATCATAGAAATATTGTACACCTGGAGATTGGCTATTATCATACCAAATTTGACCCTGAGGGAAGTCTGTATCGCCAGCACCAGGTGCGCGCATTGCTGTGACAGGAGTAGGAAATACCTCAATGCTTGGTGCTCCGATTCCGTAAGCTCTTTGAATTCTTTTACCCATAAAAACCGCCTTGTTTTGAATTAAACAAACGATGTGGGATAAAGATTAGATGTAGCAAGGTAAATTAAAATCAATATTACATCTTTACAAAAGACAGGACATTCATGTACAATATTGGATATGAACGAAACTTATTATAGCATTAAACAATTTGCCTCGATTGTAGGATTGTGTCCACGGACTATCTACAGGTCTATTAAGGCTGGCAAGATTAATGCTTTTAGACCAGGAGTTGGAAAAAAAGCTTCCTACAGAATACCTGAAACAGAACTAGGGCGTCTATACGCAATGAGAAAGGAATACGAATAATGGAACTACATGTTTTACTTTGGATATTAGGTGGTGGATTTACCGGAACTTGGGGATTAACATTATTTTTTATGAACCGATCAGATAATGCAGTTCAGCAAATGAAAGCTAGTGTTGATAGAGATATCTCTGAAATACGTAGAGAGATTTCAGAACTTCATAAATGTGTTAAAGATCATCACGGGAGACTTTGTGTGATTGAGGAAACAAAATAATGAATATTATTTTTTCTTTCTTTCTTCTCATTGTATCTATTTGGATGGGAATCACATCACTTCAAATATGGAGTATTCGTAACGAATTATTTGTGATCCACTGTGACATCAAGCATGTTTACGAAGATTGTGTATACGTCGTTATGGAGGAAGATGAACATAAATAATATGGCTTTTGTCGTGATCATGGTGATGCTTTTCGGAATGACAGTGATAACGGTTCATCGATTTAGAGAGGTTCTTAATGAATTGGAGATCATCAAGATCGAGATTAAACAGATCTACAACGATCTGATTTTTGAGGAATAAAAAGGATTAATATGTTTATATTTTTTTTAATATGTTTAGCGGTTGTCGGAGTAAAAGCAACAGTAATTGGATTTCTTTGGGCTGCTAGTTCTGATTAAAGAATACCGAATATGAGGGCTGCTTTGATGGTTCCTACTTTCTTGGCATATTTCTGTATGCTTTCAACAGTAGCGCGTTTATCATGGATTTGCTTTGCAGCTTGCAACAAGTCCTCTGTTTGCGATTCTCCTAAGATCTCAGATAAAATGGCGTAATTGTCCCCTTTATTGATCGTGTTATACAATTCTTTACCCGTGAATTCTTTTTGGATTTTACCTTCATAAAGGATTTCACGGATTTTTTGCTTGCCGATCTTTTCGAAAACGTCTTTTTGAACACCATTTTTTAGTTTTTTAAGACCTGATGGAGAATCAGAAAGTCTCATTGCTTCTTCTGGAGTCATATTCATTTGCTTGGAAGCAATTTTCATTTCAGGTGTGGCTGTAATTTCTTTTTTTATAGGTATTTTAACTTCGGTAATTTCTCCAGACTGTTTACCTTTTGGGATATTGATAGGGATCTTTGCAGATGGTAGTTCTTTTGGCTTTGACGCCGTTGGTTGTTTAACAGGAGGTGTTTTCCTTGCCTGATTAAATTGCTCGCGTATAGCAGATTCCTCTTCTCCAGTGATGACTGCACGCAATTCTTTTAATGTCGTTTCGAATTCTTTAGGATTGGCTGTATGTGGATTTTCTAAATATTTACCAAGATGCTTTTCGACAAGAGCGCGACGAGTTGAATTTGCAAGTTGCTGGCCAGCATTTGATTTATTCAATACTTTGTTAAGCATATTGAATTCATCAACGTCTAAAGAACTTCTGAATATTTTGCTATAATCGAAATTTTCTTTTGAGCGATATGGGTTAATATAATCATTGGCGTATTCGGATGCCCATTTGCGATAGGCTGCTTTGGCTGCTTTATGAGCTTCGACAGCTTCCGGTTTTCCTGATACGTTGGCAGCAAATTCAATGGCATTTTCGATATCATCAACAATAGGGGTTAAAATACCGCGAGGATTGCCATGTTCGAAATTAAAATCCATGAAATAGCGGATAGCTTTAGCTTGTTCTTGCAATACATGGCTATTGATTGGCTTAAAACCAATAACACTACCCTCTGGCCCGAATTCTGCTATATCCTTCAAAATAGCATTAATGAAAGAAAGTTTTTGCTCTTGAATGGGATCGAGCTTTGATATTTTGGTAAGTTCATTTCTTTTTTGGATAAGATCAACAACGAGATTTGTGGGTTCAATATTAATTTTAGAATTTAATTGATCAGATTTTTTATAGAGATCGTTTACGTTTTTATAGTCCATCGCATCATTTGCGCGAACAGCTTCTATGTTTGCTTTTCCGGCATTCGTGGTATTGGTGATTTCATTTTTGCTAATGACATTGCCTATACCATTTTCTAAAGATGGGTTCTCGGCTGTTGATGGAGCTGGTCGATAAGGTAATTCCTCTTCACCAGGTTTCAGTCGTATTGATTCAGCAACAGCATTTTGACGCGCAATCATCTGATCATAATCGCGTTTTTGTTGTTCGAATTCTTGTTGTGCAATCTGATTTTGTTTTTGAATTTCTGCAATTTCAGATTCATGCTCAGCAGCCACTTGCTTTAATTTATTTTGATATTCACTTTGGGATGTTGCGAATTCCTGTTGAGACAAATTTTTATTTTTCTGCATCTCAAATAAATCAGCTTCATGTTTTGCACGAACATTAGCCAGATCTTGCTGATATTTTAAATCACTTTCTTTAATCGCATCCTGCAATGCTGTCTGATATTCCTGTTCAGCGTTTTTTCGAAGTTGGGGCAAAACTTCCTGCTCGTAGAATTTATATTGATTCGGTGTGAGATTATCTGGAATGACACCATCAACAAGTAATTGTGATTGCTGGTTGGTATTTAGACTTTTAATCCAATTGCGAGCGGCAGGAATAGCTTTTGCAACTCCACCAAAAGCAGCAAATAAAGCACTTTCTACGGCAATATTTTCTGGTTCGAATTCTTCACCTTTAACAGCTTTAACCGTTTCTTTTTCTAATCCATATGCTGCGCCAGTAGTTGCATGTTGCGCTATGTCTAAAGCGCCTTTACCTATGCGTCCAAATTGTGTTAATCCTTGAATTGCTTTAAATGGATAAGATATGGCTTTAAAAGTTAAGCCAATTGGAATTACAGCACCAAAGAACTGACCAGGAATATTTTTCTGAGATTCAGGATTTGGTTTTAGCGTATCAAAATATTCAGAAAATCCGGCTGTTGCTCCTGAAAGCAACGACTTTAAGAAATCGCGATTCTCTTGACCTTGAGCTTCTTGTCCTTTACGGCTAAAATGTCGTTCATACCACGAAAAATCTTCAGGTAGTTTTTTTCTTGGTGCTTCTTGAGGATTTTCCAAGATTAATTCAAAACGTGCAGGTGTATTTGGTTTTCCTCTCAATGATGTCTTAGGTTGCGTTTCTTGTTCGTCTAAAAGTTCCCATGCCATTATTCAAATATCAATCCTGCTTTTTGTTTTTCCCATGTTTTTCCATTAGATTCTAAGATTTCACCTGTTTCATTATTCTTAAGTTTTCGACCTTTATATTGTGCGGCAGGAGGCATTTCATCAAATATGCCTTTTTCTTCTTCAAGCATTTTATTGAATTCTTTATTGACTAAAGACTCATAATTTAAAGGCCGAAGAAATCCCCCCCGCTTTTTTACACCATGTTCTTGTAAAATTTTCTGGGATGCCTCTTTTTTCATTACAGCACGATGAGCATATTTTTTCATCAGATCCAGGATTTGTTTATTTGCTGTAGCATTCTTACCGATATCGGGCAATTTATCTTGTAAAAGTCTTAAATCAGCATCAGAAAGACGAACACCAAATAATTCTTTACGACCTTCTAAAAATTCAGGGACAGCAGACATCAATTTAGCTTGGCTTTTACTAAGCAAAGCATTTGATATTTTTTCTCCGATTGTTCCCATCCCTCTAAACAGGTTTGCAAGACTACCAGGTTTAATTTTATCAATATCTTTTTCCAGATCTTCAATAATATCCAATTGTCGTGTTGCTGTTTCTGCTTCATGTTCTACTTTGTCGGCATATTTTCTTGATTCCTCATGAAACTTGATATCTTCCTGATTGGCTGCTTTTTCCTGTGCTGTTTTAACTTTATTTTCAGTAGCAGTTATTTCTGATTCTGCTTGCGAATTTTCTCTTGATACGCCTCCATCTGTTAACATTTGATATTTTCTAGATGGCGATGCATCTGCAAATTCAGGATTTGCTCTCACCTGTTGAATGCGATTTAGTTGATCAGGATCGATTGGTTGACTAGCTTGTGTAGGTTTAGGTGGTTTCTGATTCTTTAGATTTTGTATTTCAATAGCTTGTTGATGTTTGGCAATTGCTAGATTTTGCTCTGGAGAAAGCATCCCACGTTCTTTATCAGTAACAGGTTTTCCATTGAGCATTCTGCCAATAATATCACTTTGCTTTTGTTGAACAGCTTGTTGCTTTTCTTGTTCGGCTTGTTGCTCTATCTGGAATCTGTTTTGAACGACTTCTCTCCCAATATCACCATAACGCATCATGGCAGATTGGAGTTTACCCATCTTTGCAGAAATAGGCGCATCTTTCATTGATTGGTCGTTTAGGACTTCATCTAAAGCTTTATTGGCAAAATGGGTAGTAAGTCCTTTTCCTAATCCTTGGCCTAATGCAGAGGCTAATTGACCATATGCTGCATCTCTTGGATCGGCCGAACCTTTAAAGAATTGAACCATTATCTTCCTCCAAAACTAAAACCGCCCACCGAAGGAGTATTAACATTTCCAGCAAGAGCTGTTAAGAATGGTGCAAGGAAACCTTGAGAACCTTGTTTCTCATGATAAGCAAAAGGACTATAGCCTAAACCAATTTGTGAAAGACCTTGGAATTGATTTTGTTGACGTCCTGCGGCTTGACCTTGCAATTGAGAAAAGAGCTGAGCCAATTGTGATTGTAAACCAGCGCCTGCGCCTCCTAATGCTTGACCAAAGCCACTTGAGGAAAGTGCTCCAGCTCCAGCAAATTGCTCAGCAATACGAGGAGCAATCTGCTCTTGAAATTGTTGCATATAGGGCGCTGAAAATTGATTTAGAGCTTCAGGGCCTTGGCCTAACAAACTTTGGTCATATTGATTAGCAGCATTTAAACCACCGCCTTGTCCCATCATTTGTTGAAGTAAACCTATAAGATCTTGCCCACCAAATTGCTGTTGTTGAGCAGTTCCGGTAGCTTTCTTTTTCAATGCGGGACTGGAACCCATAAACCATTCGCCGAAACCAGGCATATATCACCTCAATTTTTCAAATATTCCATAACGAAGACCATCCATGTCATCGCATTACCTGTATTGTTCTGTATAACGATTGTATTTGTCGAGTGTTGATACCTAACATAAATTTGAGGATCGTTTAGAAAATAAGATCTGCCAGTGGTATCAAGTGCACCACCAGACCCTTCAACAGGATAAAGATAACCATTGATTAAAGGCGGTTGGGTAGTGGTGGTAAGAACTAGATTCGTGGCACCCACAGGTATATTTCCACCATTGAGGGCGACTAGATCGAATGTAATGCGATAAGCGCTACGGTTTTGTTGTGGATCAGTACCAAACCACTGCTGGAAGTTAGCGTTTTCTTGCAGAAGAAATAAACCACTTTGTTTGGTATTTACAGAATTAGCGACACGACGAAGATAAAGAAGTTGGGTAGAGGCAAAATCCTTTTCATCGGGATTTACATCTAGTGATATGGGCAACTGGTTGGTATTTAGCGAATTGTCACTTGAGAAGGTCATTGTAAAGCCGCTTTACATTCAATTTATTAGGCGACCAGCTTCTTTCATCCAAATATTCATGGCGTTGAGTTCCATCGGTGTTTGATGAGTAGAAAGCTGGTTCATCAAAGAGTCATCGTAAGTGATACCAATGCGAAGATATTGACCAAACTGGTTGCTATAGAAACGATACCAGGCATATTCCGAACCTGAGATGTAGGTTTGGCCTTCGGTGGGAACTGAATTCCAGATGCCGCCTTTGGTATAAGCAGTATAACCAGTTGCATCAATGCCATCTAAACTGAAGGTATCGGCATCGATGACAGTAATAGTATATAGACTACTATTTAGCTGTGTCATTCCTTGAACATTGGCAATGTAGATGACATCTCCAGTGGATAGGCTATGATCTTTGCTTGTGATTTGACATGGATTTGTGGTGTCAGCGAATGTAATGTAATTGCAAGCCTGAGATGAATTTAAAAGTTCCTGATTACTGGTAAGAACATTAGCCTGCTCATTCATGAAAGAATTCACAAAAAGTTGAACGGTAATTGCAGTGATTGCAGGTGAAGCAATATTCGAATCCATTTGGAAGTCGATATAAGAAACTTTGAACTGTTTTCCGGATGCTTGATATGGATTGAAATCTTTTCCAACGATATTCATTTTTGGAAGCAGTGCTATCAAACCACCACCTATATACACAGACGCTGAAGATATGGCAAAATCACTATATTCCTCAGAAGTTTGATTCCAGGTCTGTAATGTAAATGTATCTTCGTCTTCAACAATGACACGATAAATTTGGTTATTGATCCCTGGATCTGTTTGATTTTGCCATTGTGTAGATGTAATATAGACAATCTCTTCAGTAGCCAAGTTATGACTTGGAGAAGTAAATATAATCGGAGCAGGGTAAGGAGTGAAATCTATTGCTTTGATAGAAATTGTGGGTGCGAAATCAGTAATTGCAGCTACACCAGTTTGAGCATTTTTGTTTTCATAAACGTTAACAAAACCTTGCTGATTTCCTGATGAAATATAATCTACGAATTGTTGATCATTAACACTATCCCAAGAGACGTTACTTTCCCAAAATGTTGTAAGGCTATCCCATGTGATCCCAAATTGAAATTGTGTAGGGCCAAAACAAGTGATGGTGTCTCGGAATTGCGCCCAAGTATTATTGCGATAATTAAATAGCAAAACAGTTGTGGGATAAGACTGATGTTCCTCTTGAGATTGATCGACATAATTCCAATAAACAACTTCCTTTTGAAAATCTCTGGCCCCATGGACAAAATTCGGAGCGTTATTTTGGATTTCAAAACTAAATGCAGTATCTGGAATTTGTTCATCTAATCGTGTCACACCATTTGCCGCAGCCTGGATAATGCCACGATCGCTTACTGTCATTACTCCTTGATCAAATAGAATAGGGCTAAAAGTACAAACAGAGCCAAAGTCGGAAGAGATTCTTTCAAAAATGAATGGAAGTCCATATTCACCGATATAGCGCAATTGCCAGGTACTATATTCGAAGAAAACAATTAATGTGTTACGGAAAAATGCTACACTTACGATTTGCTCATTGGTAGGAGCATCAAGATATCCACCTTTACCAAATTGATCCGATCTCCATGAATCGGCTGCAACCGGATCACCAAGTTTGCTAAAACGGCAACGAGCAAAGAAATTAGATGATGCTGTATATGTACCAGCTGTTGTCCCTTCCCATGTATTTAAAGCCAATAACCGCCCATAATATGGAATTACTATCTTTGCTTGATATAACGTGTCTGTAGCAGTAATGAGAGGCGTAAGATTGTTCCATATGCCATCGTAATATCGAATAGGATCGTAAGTAACAGCCACAGTGTCTAAATTGAAATTTGTGACAAAAAAGAAACGCTGATCGGCAGTCACACCTTGATAATTTGTACCCCAAAAGAAATCAGTATTTGTCCCTGTCCAAATATTATTTGGCCCAACTGTCGACAACTCTTGAAAGCCACTATTTAGCACATATTGATAGGCATAAACAGTATCAAAGAAAATAACTGAATCAATTCCTAATGTCGAAATTTCTCTTTTAAGAATACCCATGACAGGAAGTGAAGGAAAGTAACCTGCTGTTAGTGTTGCAGCAAGACCTGCACCTACAGTCATTGTTAATGTTACATTGCCTGTAAGATAATTGATGACACCTGAGTTTCCACCAGTCGCATTTGTTAGAAGACCATTCCCTTGATCTAGAAATGGATTAGCCAATGTTGCAATAGTGATGCGTACAGTTCCAGGATCAATTTGGGCGTCAGCTTCTGGAGTGATTCCCAAAACTGTATAGATGTTGAATGTCCATGGAGAGGCACCTGTAACGCCAATAGCTTGATTAGTAAATAAACGACGAAGACGCCCCATTGGAGTAGTTCCGTCACGCTTTTTCGTACGTTCGCGGAAGACATAAGCATTTTGTAATTTGGTATATGCTTCATTTGCCTGTAAAAAGGCTTTTGTAGCAGTATTGAGACCACCACCAGGATAGCCACCAATGGTAATCGGCTGAAATGCACTCATCAATTACCTATAGCTGTCCATAACCAACCTGTCATTGTATGACCTCCAAGATTTCCAAATGTAAATCCAGTGTTAGATTTAGATACAATAACGGTTCCAAAATCGCTTCCAGGTGAGCTGGCAGCTCTCATTGGGATAATATTCACATTAAAACATGCAGTAGGAAAATTTATATTTGAAGTTGCAAATAATACTGCTATTGAAGAAGAAGAACTTCCTGCGACTGTTCCCCATTGAAAAAGAATCCCTCCAGGAAGATAGGTATAACCATTTGTAGAAGCTTGAGGGGTAATATTCATTGTAAGTTGAGAAACAAGACCTGTGCCGGTTTCCCAAAATAAGGCTGTATCGCTGATAACCGAAGTTACTGTTTTGCTAAAAAGCTGCCCATAACCGGCAACAGCACCAGGATTGCTACCTTGTGGGACTATGTGAATGACTTTATGGTAACCGGCAGGTTTGGCGCCTGGATTACCATTGTTATCAATATGATCTATGGCAAGCGTTTGGTATGTCCCGTCTATATTAGCACGTATTTGAGCTTTAGATTGACCAAGAGATGAACCATCTTGAGGATATCCAGAATTATATGTTGGAATCGGCATTAAATACCTCTAAGTAGTTGAATTGCCAACGAAATAACCACCACCAAAGACTTTGCCTTTTGAAGGTGCTTTCACTGTCTTTTTTTTCTTTGTGAGTTTCACTTTGTTTTTTTTCATCCTATGCCTCCACCACCTAACATATTGCGATTGGAATAATTGTAGTTAAGTTGGTCTGTATATAGTGTCTGAATACGCTGTTGACCTAATTGTGCATAGGTTCTAGTTTCAATGATGTCGTAACGCTCTTTCAACATTTTATCAATAAAGACAACGCCTTCAGTATCTAGGCGATCTTCAAAGATCTTTTTAGCTGCGCCTACAGATAGAATTTCCCACCATTCGGCAAGTTCTGGATTACCTGCCTGATCGCTTGCTAATAATGCCTGGATAGGTTGTCGATAGCATGTCAGTTCAACTTGATAGCCAGCATCTGGCACGGGAGCCAAAGTAAACTGATTTTGATAGAACATGATCGAAAGTGGAATCGACTGAACTTGTGGACAATACCAAACAGTGATCGCTGTCCCATCTGGAATCGCTTGATCAAA